CGGTCCAGGTTTACCCGCATCTTCAACTCGGCGACTTGGAAGATGGTCAGGTGGACTTCCGAAGGAAAGACGGCGTCGTAGAGATCGAGCAGGCGGATCATAGCGTCAGCAAGCTCGACTTGGACGTTGGTAACGTCTACCAGATCCCGATCCGGTGCAAGGTCCGGCTTGCGCATGGCTTCAACGGCCTCGGCCAGTTCGGTCACGATGAGCATGCACTTGGAGTTAAAGACATTTGAGTCCTTCGGGTCCAGGTCGAGCCAGAAGCCCTTAACCTCAGCATTCGTGTAGGCGATGTGCTGGAGGGCCAGGCCATACTCGAAGCCTTCCGAGTTCTTGCCGACAGCATCCAATTCGTTGTGGAGGTATGCTACAACTTGTTCAAGGGCCGGGGGGAGATCTTTGTCAGGCATGGGTGTTTGTCCAGTCAAAGTGATCAAAAGCGTGCTGCACCGAGCACAGGAGGATTAGGTGCGGTACTTGGGGTAGGTCGTTGAGATGGTCCATAAGCCAGTGGGGCGGCAGGCCGTTGGCCATGGGCCAGGCTGGGTGGGAGGGGTCCCGATGGGTCCAGCACCAAGAGTTGAGGTACTTGTGCGCTGGGAACCCATCGGCCCCGGAGAAGACTTCTGTCAGGAACTCCCGGTCACAGGCTTGGCACCGGTAGTGATACACCCCGCAGATCGAGGTGCGGAACTGGCCGGTGCCTAGGTGGCGGGAGCCTGAGAAGAAGTCGGATTGCATTACTTCTGGACCACCACCCAGTCATTGGCCAGGAGGTCGCCCATGCTGGCGAGCCAGACACCCACGGTCCCGTCAGCGTACTTCATGTCGATGTGGGG